AGAGGAGCCTTGGCGGGACCAGTTACAGTTGCCGCATGTATAATGCCACATGGTTTTAATCATCCTTTAATTAAAGATTCTAAACTATTAAACGAAGCTCAAAGAAAAGAAGCTAGGCGGATAGTGCTAGAAAATGCGATAGCCTACACAGTAGAACATATCGGCACAGACGTTATAGAAAATACTAATATTTTAAGAGCAACTCTAGAAGGCATGAGAATAGCACTCGCTAAAACATGTCAATCACATCCCTTTAATTTTATTTTAGTTGATGGAGATCAATTTCATGGATTTGATGGAAAACCTTTTAAAACCATAATAGGAGGAGACAATAAATATTCTTCCATTGCCGCGGCATCTATTTTGGCAAAAACAGAAAGAGATCTTTTGATGAAAACCTTAGATGAAGAGACACCCGGCTATGGATGGAATTCTAATAAAGGCTATGGAACTAAACAACATATAACCGCAATTAAGGAAAACGGATCAAGCGAACATCACAGACCATCCTTTATTTCACATCTATTAACTACTACTAACTCTTTATTTTAATGAAACTTTTTTATGGTTTTTTATTATTCCTTTTAGGACAAGGTCTTATTTGGATTCAAACGAATGGTCAATTTGTTTGGCCTTGGTTTAAAAAGAATCCATGGCCAGTTGCGATAGGATTTGGTTCTATTATTAGTTACATTCTAATTAAGGCTACTCAACAAGTTGTTGAGCATTTTGACGGGCTATTATGGCCTGGAAGGTTCATAGGGTTTGCGAGCGGTATCTTTATATTTACGGCTATGACATATTACTTTATGAACGAAGGTATCACCGCAAAGACCGGAGTGTCTTTATTATTAACAGTGATATTAATATCTATACAAATATTCTGGAAGTAATTATAGTTCCCTTATAGATATATAATCTATGAAACATTTAATGACATTTGAAAATTATCAGAAATATTCTGATTATCAACATCCTAGAAGTAGATGGGGTAGCCCTGAAGAATTAAAGGAAGATGCATTTTTAACTCTTAAAAAATTAATGCCAACCTTTAAAGATAAATGGATTAAATCTATAAAGGATGTTTCTATAGAAGATAAAGGAATTAAGTTTGAAGCTAAAGTAGGTAAATATACAATCCACATGTTTAAGGTTGGAAACTGGAGAGGTCAGTGGGAATTTTATCTTAATAAAAAGAAAATAGAATCAAGCGATTTAAAATCTAGACTGGAAAAAGAAAACATGTCAGATCTAGAGCTCTTCCTAAAATATGCCAAGTCTTATGATTTTTATTATCAATACATTGACGACGGTGGCAAATATAGAGCTGCTCAGAGAAATAATTCTGCAATAGAAGATAGGTTTAATAAACTATCGAGCTCAGATAAAAAGAAGGCTAATAAAGAATTAGTTAAGCATTTTAAAGGAGCGTACAAGGATAATAAAATTGTCGATAGAGTAAATTCTACGTTTAAAGCGTAGCTCTCTAAAAATAACCCTAAGTTCTAGGGTTTTTTTCTATGATTATTTATGTAGCACCGCCACGAGGAAAAAGAGAAAGGGAGTCAATTCAAAATTGGCTTGTTAGGTTTGGTCATGAAATAATTTGGCTCGATCTTAGACGTAAAGTTAAAGGACCCCTGTTACTATGTGGAGGAGCAGACATTGGAAAAGATGAAGAAAGAGATGCCAGGGAATTTGTATGGATTAAACAGGCTTTAGATTCTAATAATAGAATATTGGGAATATGCAGAGGAATGCAAATCCTAAATCATTATTTTGGAGGAAAGGTAGAAGATTTATCTGATGCAATAGTAGAAGATCATAAATCAGCAGACTTTTCAGAGAACATAGATCATAGCGGAAAGCCATCTCAGTTTCATGCAGTTGAAGATTTAAATGGAACATTAACAACGGTTAATTCAAGGCATCATCAGCACTGTAGCGTGTTATCAAATAACTTCAAGGCAACACATCTTTCTTATCCTTCGTATTCTGTTATTGAAGCCTTTGAGGATTTAGACAATAAAATATGGGCAGTACAATGGCATCCAGAAAAAATGGAATCTGAAGACAATGAATATCCATTAAATAAACTTACCCAAAGGTTTTTATAATATCATATGGTTATAACCAAAAGTTTTTAAAAAATAATTGCTTAAATATTTTTTTATCTCAGAAATTTTGCTTATATTAGTATAGTAATAATCAGTAAAAGATATACACACAAACATGATCAGAAAAAAACTACACAAACATCAATCAAATCCTGTAATAATCGACTTAACAGGACCTGAAGGAAATGCCTTCATGCTATTAGCCTATGCAAAAAGTTTTTCAAAAGATCTCGGAAAGGATTGGGAAACTCTTTATTCTCAAATGACAGAAGGAGACTATGAAAATCTTATTAAGGTATTTGACGAAGCGTTTGGAGATTTCGTAATTTTAGAAAGGTAATGGAAAACGAAGGTAAGAAATTAAAAGAAGTAAATTTAACATTGCAAGAGTGGCTAGATGCTCTTCGTATGCCTACTCCCGTTAGAAATAAGAAAAAGTATCGAAGAAAAAAGAAACATAAAAAACAAGACGATGGAAACATTTAAAAAAATTGAAATAGTTAGAGAAGTAGTTAAGGACTATTATGATAAAAACGGCGCGTATTGTGGAATTCCAGCATTAGATAAAAAAACTGAAAACCATATCATAAAAACCGGAACAGAAATCCTGTGTCTTAAATGGAATATATCTAAACATTCAGGAGGATTTGTAGAGGCATTTGTGAATAATGATTTGACACGTGCGATTGCAAATGTTGATGGTAGTAATATGATGGCACTCAGATTTTTTGCACAAATGTCATGGAACGTAGGTGCTCCTTCTAAACTTTTTGAAAATTCTGTAGAATAAATTTTTTTATCTCAGAATTTTTGCTTATATTTGAACAGTAATTAAATAACTAAATAAAAAAACATGAACGTAGAATCAATTAAAGTAAACGGAATTACATGGCACGAACCTGCTAAAAATATTATTCCGCACCTCACCACCCAAATCGGTTTATATCGGATGAGATTTACAGATAAAGAAATTTTTAATAAGTTCCCTAAAAACGATGACCATTATTTAGGTCGAAGATATTCAACGGACGGTGACGTCGCGATTAGAATCGCAGGAGCAATCGTTGAAAGTGCAGCGGATCAGTATGTATATTCAAATATGGGTCGTAACTCAATGGAAACCGAGCAAGTTGGTCTTCTCATTGAAGGTATTATAGAGTCGTGGTTTGATTCTCTATCCGCTTCTGAAATAGACGTATTAATTCAGGAAGGACTAAGGTGTTGTGCCTCTGCAGATCACTGGTATACGTTCGAAAAGGAATGGGAATAATGATGACCATTCATGAAAGAATAGATCGGATAGAATCAACTACACACGTCGTTAGAGTTGAGGATAGCGTAGTGTATCGGCAAAATGGATATGAGATCGTAGGAGATAACATATTTGTTAATACTGAAGATGGTCTTCTTTTCTTAGATTTAGATGTGTTTACATTAGAGGAAGCATGTGAAGCCGAAAGAGAAGTCAGGGATATCAAAAAGAAACTTAACTTAAAACCTTAATATAAAATATATGGCAGCAGACTACGGATATTGTTGTATCAACATGACTCTTAAAAAAGAATCAAACATATATGTTGGTAGAAAAATGATTAAAAGAACCTTTGAAGAAAAGGGTATTAAATACGCATCGGAACTTGCAGTATTAAATATTAAGGACATGATAGAAATTATCAAGTGGAACTATAAGAATGATATAACAATGTATCGTATGTCAAGTGATATGTTTCCATGGATGTCTGAATATGAATTAACCGATCTTCCCGATTATGATAAACTTTCTAATCTTCTTAAAGGTGCAGGTCAACTAGCAAAGCAATACGGACAAAGACTTACTTTTCATCCCGGTCCTTTCAATGTTCTTGCTTCTCCTAATGAAGCGGTTGTAAAAAAAGCTCTTAAAGATTTACGACAACATTCAGAAATTATGGATATGCTCGGTCTTCCTCAAACCCCATACTCCGCTATTAATATTCATATCGGCGGAACATATGACGATAAAGAAGCTACTAAGCAAAGATTTGCAAATAATTTCAAAAGACTTGTTCCAGGTGCAGCGAATCGACTTGTAATCGAAAACGACGATAAAACAGCACAATATTCTGTACAAGATTTATATGACATACATTTACTGACAGGGAAAACCCCGATCACATTCGACTATCATCATCACTGGTGTTACGAAGATCCTATGCCAGAAAAAGAAGCACTAGAACTTGCTGCTAAATCGTGGCCTAAAGGAATTCGACAACTATGCCACTATTCTTCATGCAAACAAATACACGAAGATGCCACACAAGGCAACAAACGTGCACATGCAGATTACGTATATGACCACATCGAAACATACGGCATGGATCTGGATATCGAGCTCGAAGCAAAGGCAAAAGAACTTGCACTGCAGAGATATAAGAAAGAGTTTTTAAAGGAGCTCGTTCTATCATAGATATATAAGTTATGAAGTTTATTAAAACATTTGAAGAGTGGGATAGCGTTTCTCCTGAGCTAAAGGCCCATGTTGATGAGGGCTTAGATTTAACTAATTCTTTCTTTCGATTAGGAAGCGATGCATATTCAAAACTCTTTGAAGAGGTAAAACAATATTGGGATAAAAACAATATTATTTTAAAGGGTCCTTCAGGATGGATGGCAAAAAACTTAGAAGTAGGTAAAAAAGCTATTTATAAACCGAGAGGAGGAAAACAAATAAACGTAAAATTAGATTCACCAGAAAGAGGTGGAAAAAAGAAATTCATAGTTTATAGAAACACTGGAAGAACTGATAAAGAAGGAAACGTCATTGCTAAAAAGTTAGAATGGGGAGATCCTTCGTCCACTGTTAAAAACGACGATCCAGGTAGAGCTGCTAATTTTTGGGCAAGACATGGATGTGATAAAATGTCAAAAATGGACCCTAATAAAAATGGATTCTGGGCATGCTATGGACCTACTCTATTCGGAAAACAATTAGGACTAAAGAGCGACCAACCATGGTAAACGAAGATTGCAAATGTAAAAATTGCGGATGTGGAACAATGTCAATGAATGAAATGATTTCTATGATAGATGACCAAACTCTTCCTTTTACAGAGACAATTATTTCAGAAAATATAATCATCAGGGAATTTCAACCTAATCAACCTAACCATCTTTTTAAATGGCACTTCGATGAGCAGGATAGAATTATCAATGCGATAGAAGATAACGACTGGAAGTTTCAATACGACAATAAAATACCCATCCCTTTAAAAGGATATATAAAGATAGAGGCCGGAGTATATCATAGAATAATTCCTGGTAAAACTCCTCTAAAATTACAGATAAAATTAACATGAGAAATGTAAAACTATTTGAATCTTTTATAAATGAATCTGCTGCTTTTGGTAAAAAAGGAATTAGAGCAAAATTAGAAGATAAATTGTCAATAGCTAAAATGGCTATATCTAAATGGGGAGACTCATACCAATCTCAATATAAAGAGATAGAATCTATGCTTAAATCGGGTAAGTTATCTAATTATAAAGAACATATCAATGTAGCTGGAGGAGATAAAAAAGACACTTATCAAATATTTCAAGGAAGAAACGCTATTAAATTAGCAGAAGAAATTTCTAAAGTCATAAAGAAATATAAGAAATATGAAACTGAACAATCTTCAGTTCCTGCAGCAGGCGGATGGTCAGGTACAATGAGATCAACCGTCGGTGGTAAAATTGAAGGTAGATCTAATTTTACACCAGGTGGCAGAAGAAGCTATTTAATCGCAGTTACATGTGGAGGTGGAATTAGCTCTGCGGCTAAAGATAAATTATTTCAAGAAATTTACGAACTATTATTTATATTAGATGAATTTAATTCATCAGACGGCGGAGTTTTTGTTAATCACGAATCAGGTACTAATTATTCTACGATAGGCCTTTCTTCTAACTATGGTTTCAATAAATCTTTTGCAGACAAATTAATAAGAATAATGAACGGCTAATTATGAAAAAAGTAAAATTATTTGAACAGTTTATAGGTGAAGCTAAGATTACCGAAAAAGATTTTGATAAGGTAGTTAAAGCGCTGAAAAAATCAAAATATCCAATAACTGTAATGTTTGTTTCTAAATGGAATGAAATAGACATTCTTATAGGAATGGATGCCCCTGATCCTATTGCCGAAGACATCATCGATAGATTAGATAAAATGGGTTTATACGGAAATAGAGACATTTCAATTTCAGGCGATTCTTCTAATTATTCAAGAAGAGAATACGATAAAATTGAAAGAATTAACGGAGGTCATAGAGACTATTAATAAGATGAAGCACCTAAAACTATTTGAAGAGTTTACATCCTTAAACGAAGGAGTTAGCAAATACGACTACGACAAGTGGATTAAAGGTAACGGTAAAATTAAATACCCCAAATGGATAGAAAAGACTCGTAAAGAAATTATTAAAGCGGGTATGATGGATAAGGTGTATGACAGTGAACACCAGAACATGTCAATATGGACTAATTCTTTAGGAGACGAATTGTTTAAAATATACGCAGATCGTAAACTAAGAGATAAAGAGTTTGGTAAAACAGGTAGTCAATTTCTTAATGACAAATGGAATGATATTAGAGGATATACTGCGTTCGAATGGGAAGGTGCAGTGATTGCACTAGGATTAAGTAAAATGGTTGAAGACATGGTTGCTAACGACGAACCAGTAGAACCAGCATACTATATTACTAAAGAATGGTTTAAAAATCATGGAAAGGATTATAGTAGAAGTAGAATGTTTGACGCAGCCACTAAAAAGTTAGAAGATTGGATAAAAAGAAATAACATCAAAACCTTATAAAAAAGGGATATATATTAAGTAAAAAAATTAAAAACAAATAATTATGGCAAAATTAAAATCATTTGAACAGTTTTTATCTGAAATGGATAGAGCTGAAGAAGTGCAACAAGATGTAGTTGCTACTGCTGAGCCAGTTGAACATTCAGAAGAAGAAGCGGAAGAAGTTCAGGGTAATGGTGATGCTGTAGAAGAATCTACTGAAGAAGTAAATGAAGGTGTACACCCTAAATTAAAGAAAGCTCAAAAAGCAATTAAGAACGGCGAAACTGTTTACGGAGAAAACGTTAGATTTCCTGGAAGATTTAAAATCATAGAACTTGGAGATATGTTCGCAACAGTGGACTATGAAGATGGTACTAAACCAATGGAAATGGCTTCAATGAATATCAGAATTGATTCTTTACAATTTGAATCCGTTGAAACTGAAGAAGTAAATGAAGGTATTCACGCTAAAATTAAGAAAGCTATAAAGGCCGTCGAAAAAGGCGAAACAGTTTATGGTGAAAATATCAGATTCCCTGGAAGATTTAAGATTTTATCTTTTAACAAATCAGGTAGTATGGCTACCGTAGACTATCAAGATGGTACTAAACCAATGGAAATGGTTTCAATGAACATTGCTATTGATTCTTTATCATTTGAATCGGTTGAAACTGAAACGGTTGAAGAATCATGTGGAGCATGTAACGAAGAACCTTGTGTATGTGAATCTGAAAAAGTTGCTGAAGGTAAGAAAATTGCTAAAGCAGACATCGAAGAAGTTGCAGATTTTAGAGATGGTGAAGGATATTCTTCTAATCAATATTATATTCTAGCTGACTTTGCTCAAGAAAAGCTTGGTGACGGACCATACGACATTAAAGAAATAGAAAAGTTATTAAAGTCTAAAGAAGTACAAAAAGCGCTAAAAGGAGAGGGAGAAATAGACATGGAACATCTTGAAGAATTCTCAGAATCAGTAAAGACAATTACTGAATCTGGAGAAGAAGCTGGTTTACCTGCTGAAGATTTAAAAGATGAAACTAAAGAAGTTGATAACGATGTTGAAGCTCCTGAAGATAAGTCAAAAGAATTAGAAACTGAATTAGAAGATACAGTTGACGGCGCAGGTAATGAAGAAATTTCTGAATCTGAAGAATCTGAAGAATCTGAAGAAGTTGCAGAAGAAGAAGCTGAAGAAACTAAAGCAGTTTCTGATATGTTATCTGAGGTGTATGAAGCATGTAAAAACGAAGCTAAAGCATGGGAATCTGATGCACATGATGAGCATACAGTAGAAACTTACATGAAAGAAAATGCTGCATTAGTTGGTGGATTAGCTGCTAAATGCCTTAAAGAAATGAAAGAAGATTATTCTGTTGAAGCTTATGAAGCTGCATGTAATGAAATGATCGAAGCATATTCTAAGAAAGTGAATGAGATGAAAGAATCTGATTCAGCAGTAGGTGAAGAAACGCCAGAAGCTTAATACTTAAACAATAATATAAACTTTTGAAAAGGTCTGTGTATAATACATAGACCTTTTTTATTTATAAAGAATCATGCCAAGAATATCAGTAGACGTAATTTACATGCAAATAGCATACCAAGTTTCAAAACTTAGTTATGCAGAGAGAAGAAAGGTAGGATGCATTATCGTTAAAGACGAGCAAATAGTTTCATTCGGATATAATGGAACTCCACATGGATTTGACAATACATGTGAAGAAACCCAAACTAGAAACATAGATAATCCTGATCATAAAGAAATATTGATAGAGAAAGGATATGAGTGCGAAGACACTTGTTGTTCTAAGCAGGTTACTAAGCAAGAGGTTTTACACGCTGAATCTAATGCGCTAATGAAGATTTCAAAATCTACACTCACGTCAAAGGGAGCTATCCTATACACGACAACCTCTCCGTGTTTTGAATGTGCTAAATTAATTATACAAGCAGGTGTAAAGAAAGTATTCTATTGTGAAAGCTATAGAGATATGTCAGGCATTGCTTTATTAGAAAAGGCAGGAATTATTGTCGAACAAGTAATAGTATGGAATGAGCATTAACAAAAGATTTTTACCAGAAAAGAAAGAATTACAATTATTTTTAAAAGAAAACGGAAGCCATAAATTCTACGAAAGGTTTCTAAAAAAGACAGATGTGATGGTAGGACCTAGTTTATCCCATGAATTCATTGACGAATTTATGTTATACTATCAGAAAGGTAACGCACCTGTATTTTATCAAATTCCTCAACTTAAACTTTTTGAAGTTTAAGGGTATAATATTTAAATAGGTTTAATCATGCAAAAAGAAGAGACTAAAGAAATCCTTAAATATCAGTGGAAAAAAGGAGATAAATTTGGAACTATCGTAGAGGTAAAGGAATCTGACGATAAGTTTTTATATTTTACAGATGGAAGCAAAATATTTCATAAAGTAGCTTCTGAATTTTTAGAAGAAATAAAGGGAGAAGAGATTCCATTTCCAGGAGCAGACTTAATAGTCGAAAATATTGTTCCCGATAATAATTCTAAAAAAGAAGTAGTTATGCAACCTAAAGAAGTTAAAAAGGTTGTAGAAGTAGAGGACTCACCATTAACACAGTTAATTAAAAACCTATCTTCTAAAAACGTGGAGTCTTTCACAATGGACATAGGGATTAATCTTCCTAAAAAAGAAATTTTTAAAATGCTAGTTGATAATTCTGAACAAGAAGAATCGGAAATAATCGAAGAGATCAGCAAAGTAGCATCTTCTCAAATAGAGATAAATAACCTACAAGAATTTTTAACAGAAGAAATTCAAAAATACGTTACTAACTATTATAAATTATAACAAATGAGTTTAGCAAGAAAATACAGAAGAGATACTTATAGAAAAATGGGTCTATTAAAAGCTAAAAATGGCTGGGGTAGATTTTCAGAAAAAGGAATTGCATGGTACGGTCTAAAGCAGGAAGAAGGTAGAGACTTCCACGAAAAGCACATGAGGATGGTTAATGATCAAATAGAAGAACAGTTAGGTTCTAAACTAAACTCTTTAAAAGAAACGTGGAAAGGACTCAATTACTCAGAAAAAGAAATTGAAATGCTGGAAGAGGCGTTTACTCTAACAAACATAAAAAATAAAGAAACCTGGAGAGAAGACAGAAAAAGGTCAAAGTCCTTGTTAAAAGAAGCTAATAACTCAAAAAAGAAAAGATTAGCAAATGCAGGAAGTAAATCTTAAAATAGCAGATAATGGTGTTATTAAAACTATAACAGATGATAACATTAATGCTGCCGGAGAAAATTACGAATCTATTGTCGTGTATGATTTTGAAAAAGGTATCGAAGATAGGATAAATTTTATAAATGACATATGCATAGACATCGGATTAGATTTTGGTAATTCAAAACAATCTAATCAGATACAGGTGAAAAGTAATTGGGGTAATAATTATAAGCCTTCTACCCTTGAAATAAAACATAAAATCCAAGAGCTAAAAAAAGAATTAGCTGAATTGGAGAAAATGGCATAATGGAAGAAAAGACAATTACTATAGAATGTATATGGTGTAATAGCCGAAAAGAATTTAATAAATTTTGCAGAAATAATCCTGGTGAAACTGTCATCGATCATTTTAGTATTAGAAATAAATTAGTAAAATCGGATCCGTATGACACAGAACCACATGCATCAGTAATTGGCCTAGCAATAAGAAATTCATTTATAAATGTTTTAAATAAAAATGAAGATTTAAATAAAATCGTTTATTTGTTTAAAAACCTAGACACTGAAACTATAGATAATTTTAAATTATTTTTAGAAGACACTATCGAACCCATTGCTTCATTAAATTTAACCGTAATTAATAGAGATGATTATCCTAAAAACGTTCTTAAAAGATTTGAAAGCGTTAAGATAATTGACCTATGATAAGACACAAACTTTTTTCAAAGGGCGAAAGGATTCACGCCCTTGTTTCAAACTCTAGACATTCTCACATTGTATTTCCTGTATTGGGGGTTATACATGATGTTAAATTTGATGAGGATATGCCAAGGTATCAAATTAGAATTACCAAATTTTACGATAACATAGATTTTTTAAAAAGATATCTATTTGGAATGAAATTTTCAAAAGATTTTGGTAATAAAAAAACTACATTTGGCCTTTCTAGAAAGAACTATAAATCTATGAAAGATTTCCAAGATCATATTGACTCAAAATGGGAATCATATATGATATCCGTAGATTCTGTAATGTGTGTTAAAACTAAGTCAGAGGTAATACAATTGTTTAATAATATACAAGATTTTTTAATCGAAAGAAATTTTAAAGATATTTATGAACTTTCTAGTAGAAGTGTATATTCAGGAGGTTCCTACTATTATCAATCAAAGGGAGTATATTCTGCCCATCTTAAGAAATTTTTAGGAGAAAGAGAACCAAAGATGGATAAATATTATGATAAGCTTTTATATAGACCGCAGTCAGACGACCTGGATGACATAGAATTGTGAATATATAAAACATAGTAAAAACATAATATTAAAATATGCCATTATTTGGGTTAGTATCTACCGCAACAGCTTCCAGTTTAAAATCATCTGTTTCCGGTTTCGGAGACAAGGTTGATAATTTTTTCGATTTATCCAGTCCGGACGGATCAGGAGTACCTAAGAACGTTGATCCACAGGACACTATTCTTGGAACGTTCGATAATCCAAACGCAAGAAGTAGGGCAATGTTAGTTGGAGAACCTCTCAGTAATGTTAGACCCGGTGGTAAAGCACAATACTATACACAAGAGGCTCAATCGGTAATATATTATAAGAGAGGCCCTGATGGAAAAGACACTAAAGAAGAAATCACAGACGGAAAGCACGCATATTCCGTATTTAACAAATATTCGCTTGTAAATTATAGGGGTAGTTTCTTTACACCGGGCGGATCTGCAAAGGCAAAAGGAGCCGATAAGGAAGAATATAATAAAATAGATGAAAGAACTTTAGATAATCCTACTGTTTCTAAAATAGTTGAAATTACTAAAAACAATGCTTCTTCCACAAGCGGCTATGGATATATGTATAATTATGCAGATTTTGCGCTATGTAGATATAATGGTAAAATACCTAATAATTATCTATTAACACTTAGAAGATTCCCATATCCCGTACAGGATGATATTATCACACCGATGAATATTGATAAGGCTGGAAAGCCCAGAGAAGTTGATCAGCCAGATATTGCAAGGGCAGTTACGTGGATGAGTGAAGTTACCGGTAATAGTATGTCTGATATTTTAGGGTGGTCTCATGGATATAATTGGAAAGATGAATCAGCAAGTGTGCAAACTAAACAATCTAATAATTCCAGTAGAAGAGGTGCCTTCGGTCAGTTCTTGGATTCAAGTGTAATAGGTACTGCAGCCGCTAACGCTGCAGCCGGTGTCGATGGAATCACAGCACAAAGAAGAAAAAACGGAGGAAGCGGATACGATTATATGGAAAATACATATCCAAATCATGTGTTTGGACCTGTTAATGTTATAAAAGATGTTGCCTTTAGAGAGCAAGGACTAACGTTTAGTCAAGAATTCAAACTTAAATTTGAATATGAATTAAGATCTTTCGGCGGAGCAAACCCTAAGGTTATGATGCTAGATCAACTGGCCAACATCATGGTTTTAACATCTAGTCAAGCTCCATTCTGGGGAGGAGCCGTAAGATATGTTGGAAGCGGAGGAGCAGGAAAACCTTTAGGAGATTTAAGTTTAATTAAATCTGGTAATTATAGCGGATTTATTAAAAGTGTCGCTTCAGGATTAGGAGATATGTTCCAGGGTGTTAAAAAGGATGTTAGTAATTTAGCATCTGGAAAGGATAGTAAATTCTTAAATAATATATTAGGTGGAACACTAATGAAACTATTTAATTCTCCATCAGGTGGACAAGCAGCAGCTTCTCTACTAACAGGAGATCCTACTGGTGCATGGCACCTTACGGTTGGAAATCCATTAAATCCTATTATGATGGTAGGTAATCTTACATGTAGAGAAACTAATGTAACCTTTGAAGGAGGATTAGGTGTTCAAGATTTTCCTGAAAGAATGGTTGTTGAAATCACATTAAAGCCTGGTAGAGGTAGAGATAAATTAGATATTGAATCTATGTTTAATATGGGTAGAGGTAGATTTTATTTACAACCTGAAGATGGAGTTGATGTTAATCAAGTTTATGTGGAAACCGCATACGGTGGAAAAGATAAGAGAAAGGCTCTTAACTCTGAATTTAGAAAAATAGCTAACGGGTAAGAATGAAATTATATAGTATAGATAAAAAAGAAATATCTGAAGGAAAACTAACAATGTCAACGCCTTCTTTTATTTTTCTAGAAATGGCAGAAAGTTCCGTTCAATCTGTTCATGTTGTTGAAAATGATGAAACATGTAGAATAGATCTAGTGTCTCTTTCCGAATACGGAACACATGACCATGTGGATGCTATTTTAAAGTTTAATGGAATATCTAATCCTTTTTCAATCACAGAAGGAGATGTTCTTCTTATACCTAAGATAGATGTTGCTAAGAAAAAATGGAAGCTTACCTTAAATAAAAACTATAAAAATCCTATTAGAGATCAGTTTATAAACACGAAAAGATTACCGGTGAAGGATGCTAATAGAATTAAGTATTTAAGCAAGAAATATAATAAAGAAATATTGCCACCTAACATATTACAATCGGGGCAAACCAATATCGAAGTTACTAACGGGGAAATAAGAACTTAAAAGTATGCCATTAAATAATCATGTTTTAAATGTATTAGAGCACGCTTTGGAATTAGATGTTATAAAATTTGATTCGTTTAAAGAAGAAGAAGGTGCACCAAAAATAAGCCATGAAATTGGAGGGCCAGTTCCTATGATTGTAATCAATGGTGTTTCATTTTTAGATCAGGATATTAAAAGAATGGAAATAAACTGCAATGTAAAAATTCCAACAATTGATGCAACGATCATAGACACTCGAGGAACTTTAGATGTAGATAACATACCAAGGGATGGTGATGTAATTTCCGTAAGAATCGCTGCAAGGCAACAAGATACATTTAGAGATATTAGAATAGATTTCGATATTGATGAGGTTTCAGGACCTCCTACTAGAGATCTGGAAAAAGCAACAAAAGGAGCTAAATATACTTTTAGTGGGACTATGAAAATACCCACTATGCATTCTGAAGGATGTGCTTCATATGAAGGAACTTCTAGAGAACAAATTGAAGAATTTGCGACGAACCTAAAATTAGGGTTAGCCACTAATATAGATTCTGCTGACGATAACATGAAAGCGCTTAATGCCTGTCAGCCTAATTTTGAGTTTCTAAATAATTTAGTAGAACATTCATATATAGGTGAAGATAGTTTTCAAACTTATTCTATAGATCCTTATTATAATATATGTTACGTTGATGTCAACGCTCTTTTAAATTCAGAAGAAGGCGTTGATGAAACATTTGTTAATTTTGAAATAGATTTTGATGAAGATGGCGAAGAACAATCTTCTAACAAGATACAAATGTCTAATATATTAACCAATGCTTCGTCAATGAATGCAACTAATACATTTATAGAAAGCTATAATCTTATAAATAATTCAGGCGCATTATCTAAAAGAAATGGTTATAAAAGAAAAATGATATACTATGAAAATGATTCTGAAGGAATAGTAGCTCATGAATTAGAGCCGCTTGCTAGTGAAAACATGAAAGACATTGAAGAGCCACTGAAGGGTAGAAGAGGAGAAGATAGATATCAACAAGAAGTAAAATCAAAATACGTTGGAAGGCTCCCTATTCAATCTGATGAAGCTCCAAACGTACATTTAAATTATTCATATTCCGCAATAAGCAATAAGCAAAATATTGATGAAATGAATAAAATGAAACTTGAATTAACTTTAAAAACGTTTAACCCGGGTATACATTTATGGCAAAAAATACCTGTTCAAATAATGAAAGGTGGTTTTGCACAAATAACTGCACAGCAACAGACTAATAAGGACAAAGATGAAAAAGGATTTGATACAGATCAAGAATTAGAAGCTGAAAGTGCAAATGACTTAAATGTAGATCAAGTTAGAGATGAATTTTTATCAGGTTATTATATTATAGGCGGTATCATTTATATGTATAAGCCTTCTACGGGAATTACTCAAAAATTAACATTGTTAAGAAGGGAATGGCCTAGTAGAATGTCAGAAATTAACGAAGAAACTCTAGCTGAAGAAACTCCACCACCTACACCACCAGCTCCGGAACCTGAACCAACTCCTGAACCTGTTGTTGAAGAGCCGGTTGTAGAAGAACCAGAAGAAGAATTAGAAGAATTAGAAATAACCCTTACAATAGACGGAGAAGGCACTTCATTCTCTCAAAGCGAAAGTAATTATCTTTCTATAACAGGAACCTGGGAATCTAATAGAGATTTTGAAGGATTTGAAGATGTTGAAATTGAATTTGAATCCACGGATGACGATGGAATATGGGGTTATCCTCAAATAACTCCTAAAAACGGAGAAGCTGCGACAAGTGGAACATGGGAATTTAAAAGCCCAGAGATAATATATGAAGATGGAGATTACGAAATAAATATTACATTTAAAGCGGAAGATAAAGAATTTACAGCTTCTTCTAGTATGACTTTCGAATATAATGATTCTCTATATACATATGAAATAACAAGACAAGGTCCTAAGAAAGGCATAGTAGTCTACAAGGAAGGTGTTGAAGTATATAGAGGTGTTCCGGCCATAGGTGCTGCTGAAGAAATGTTAGTAGAAGAAGCTAAACTAGAGCTCGACTCGTCTCAAGAAGATGATGACATCCAAAACATGCGACCAAAATAGAATATATAACCCATGTCAGACTTTAAAGATAGATTAGATTTTCAAAAAGGTAAATTAGCACAGTCTCCTTATCAGGACCCGACTTATTTGTCGTTTGTAATATTGTTTAACACGAGCGATCATACTAATTCTCCTCTTTTATCGGGCGCTGCAGAAGAATTTTACACACAGCAGTTAGGAGCGACTGCAAGAAACGAAAGAAATATAGATAACGCTACTAAAAAGGAAGGTTCTCATGGACTTTCGGCTCTTAGAGCTGAAGAAACAGCTACATTAGACCCTACGTCAGGTAATTCACCGACATCTAGGTTTTATGAAGATAGATTACAGAATCTTATAAAGTTTAAAAAAGCATTATTAGATATTAATAGAAATACACCTTGGTTTTTCCAAGGATTACAGGGAATAGATAGAGCGGTTACTGCGTTTGATCCAAATAATCCATATTACGGAGGAGACGATGCGAAATTAACATTAAGTTGTTTGGAATCTATTAACCTTAGAGTTTCCGGTTTAATGCACCTTTATAGAAAGGCTGTCTTTGATGAAGTAAAATGGAATTGGATTTTACCTGAAAACTTAAGAAAATTTTCTATGGTGGTTTATGTAACTGAAATAAGAAAAATACAGAATATGTCTAAAATAGAACTTACGGGTGTTCCTAAAAAAATAGACATAGATACTATTAAAGGCTTTCCTGGAAATTTAAAACCTAAAGTAGGAGTCGGTAATAGCAATGAAGGAATTTCAGGAAGTGCAAACAGACCATTCTTTATGTTTAGATTTGGAGAATGTGAATTTTCTTTAAATACAGGTTCAGAAGTATTCGGAGATCTTACTAAAAATCCAGGTGAACAGGCAAGACAAAGTATAGAGATAAACTACGAGGTCATAGATAAGATGGACGCTAGAGTTTTAAATGGAATCGTAGCAGATACTATTCCAGATGCACTATCCCCTGCGGCAGATTCTGAAAATTATGCAGCCGATGGAATTGGAGGATTTTTAGAAGATAAAATAAAAGGAAAATTAAAAGAATTAGGCCAAAGAGGTCTAGATGATTTAAATAGATTAGCAAGAGAAAAGAAAGACGAATTAGTTCAAGGAGCTAGAGATGCTGTTAGAGGAAGAGTTCCTAATTTTGAAAACATATATCAAGATGCTCTAAGAGGAGTTTCTGACGGAGTGGATAACATTGGAGCTACTATTGCTGAAAACGTATTTAACGTAGATACCTCAGCAACAGTTGGAGAAGCCTTGACTAGAGCGGCTGAAGAATCTCTTGGTAACGTAAACGATTAATACATGTCAACTGAAAAAGAATTAAATACTGATAACCTTAGAGACACTCACTGGTTAGGAGAAGTAATCGATAATGTCGATCCTCTTAAGCTAGGTAGATGCAAGGTTAAAGTTTTGGGAAAGTTTGATAATTTACCAGATGATGCTATTCCATGGGCAACTCCCATGAATAGAGACGCAGTAGGTTCACATCATGTTCCAAGAATAGGAGATATTGTTTCCGCTAGATTTGATAATGGAAACCTATATCATCCTGAATATTGGTTTCACATCGATCAGAATAAAGACCTTAAGGCAGATATATTAGACGGCGCTGGCAATGCTGAAAATGTAATTAGTTTAGTATATGATGCTGAAAGAAATGTAAGAATCTATCATTCAGAAGAAGATGGTTTGGTAATTACCAGAGGAAGTGGTGCAAAAGAAAGACCTATAATTCAAATCGACGAAGCAGGTGATATAAAAATCTCAACCGAAGCGAGAGTATTTTTAGATTCAGGAAATGTATATTTAAGTAATACGGGTGAAGAAGGAGAAGACACATCTGAACCAGCTGTAAGAGGTAAATCTCTAGAAGCATGGTTAGATGAGTATTTAACCCTTTTCGAAAACCATATACATCCGACCGGTGTTGGTCCATCAGGAACCGCAGTCTCATTGCCGCCTACCCCATCAGGCGTTGCATCTTTGAAAAGTAAACACCCTGATTATCAACAAGAAAATAAATAAGAATGACTGCACTTTGGCCAACATTTATAACAAACGTAACCAAAATTCTTCTAGAACAAACTCCAGACACAGCAGGAGATTTTGGTAATAAATTAGCTAATGAATATTTAGCAGCTGTTAAAACCCTTGCAACATGTGTTCCTGGAACAGCCATTCATGAATCTTCACCCGGAGAATCTGCATTTATTTCAAGCTATGAACAATGGTTTACAGACCTTTTTGAAAAAGGAGAACCTGTAATGGTATCTCCTGATACCGAAGAAGAAAAATTAGGAATTGCAGCATGGCTTGCAAGTGCAGCTGGAGCTGGATCTAGATTAAGTATCGCTGGAAAGGATAGTGATCCCGCATATAATAAATTAGAAGGAGAAATTGGAGGAGGTATACAATATCAACCCACCGAAGAACTCGATAAGTACTTAGAGAAGTATAAAGATGACAATGTAGAAGATCTATATAGATTTAAGTATTTTGAATTTCATCGCCTAGATGGAAAAGAAAGTGCAGATGAGTTGGCCAGAATTTTTGCAACTAGACTATTGATGCAATTTGAAGATATTACTGACGGCCTTAAGCCCGCTAAAGATAGGAGATGGGATTTTATACGTTGGTTAAATAAATTTGAAACAAATAAACATAACTCAAGTAATAATGGAGATACTGGAGGCGTGACAAATGCTGTCATTAATGACAGGGTTGCAAATAGGACTTCAGCTATTAACGAATTAAAAAAACTTGACTGGAGTTGGAGTGATTTTCAAAAGGAAGTTGGAATTACAAATAACACAAGAAACAGGAATGGAGAATTTCATAAGTTAGTTGTAAAATACGTTTATGAAGAAATAATGAAAGCACATCCCCTAGACGAAGATGCTACATGGGCAACAGGTACTAATAGAACTATTGTTTTAACTACAGTATGGCATGAAAGAGCTATAAAGGCGGAGGCTATACAGCCTATTAAATATCCATGGCCATTCGATAACGAACTACCTGAGAATTATGAGGAAATGGAACCAGGTGAAAAGATGAAAGTTAGATACCCTTTTAAATTAACTAACTTAAAAATACAGGAACCTTATGATGAAAATCCACAGATGCCACCTGTATTAACTACAAATGTTATTTCAGAATTTACGTGGAACGGAACTAAAGAATATGGCCAAAGAAAAAGTAAACTCAATCAAGCCTTTATTAAAACCGAATTAAGAAAAAAATGGTTTGGGTGTCCATTGACAGAGTCCGATGAAGGCACCGATTCTATAGTGAATATAGATATGTCCAAAACTGGTACTGTTGCAAAACAAATTAGAAATACCTTAATAGTTGAATTAGGATTAGAAGCTGCGATGTTGGCAGAGGGAGGTAGTAAAGACGATCCATATAAAGAACTTGCTAAGGCAACTCTTAAATATTGGAAAGACGCAAAGTTACAGCCTTTTGCAACTTCTGCACCAACCCCACCGTGCATTTCTGTTCCCCCTTTGGGCGGAAAATACATAGGAGTTAGTTACGGAAATCAAAAGAAATTAGCAGACAATATACGAAGAGCACTTAATTCTGGAAAAGATTATGGATTAGATAGGGCTGGAGCTGCGGCTGCGGTGGCTAAGGCGCTTGCGTATTCTTATTTTACACACCTTAGCGAGATGAAATTTATTTACCTTGGAGGCATTCCTGCAGGAACTGTTCCATACATTCCGATGATAGGATTTGACGCCACCGTAATTTGATATATAACAAGTAAAACATACATTAACCTTTTAAAAACAAAATTAAATGTCAACAAAGACAACAATTAAACAAAAGAGACAAAGAATCTCTACAAAAACACAAGAAGTAGAAGTAAAAATCGAAGAAACTTCAAAAGATGAAAGCCTTTTAAATTCCCCAGAACCACTTGAAGATTTTAACTGGGAAGCTTACGAAGCAGATTGTCCAACTAAATTTAGAAAACCAAACCCACATGTTAAGGCACCTCCCGGTGTTAAAGTTTATAGTAGGGAACCTTACGCCCAAGAATTACTAGACTTAATGGAGGGTTATTCATTAACTTCTAATACACAATATAATTTACAACTAGGTTCAAGTTACACTGGAAAAGTTTATGGAGTAGACTCAGACTGGGCATCCATTGACGTAGGTTATAGGGAACTAATATATGTAGACTTATCTAGAGAAACCGCAGAGGTAAGAGAATTATTACAAACAGGCGTAGAAGTAGACGTACAGTTAATAGCTGATAAATCTATGAACGTCAAAAGGTATATGGTAGGATCAGTTGCCGCCGGTCTAAAAACAAAGGTGGTAAGAGAAATTGTAGAATCTATAAATGAAGGAAATACAGCATATAGTGGAACAGTTATTAAAATGATTCCAGGCGGAGGATATATTGTACAAGTTCAAGGTGTAGATTGTTTTATGCCAGGTTCCTTAGCTGGAGTTAATAAATTACACGACTTTGAATCTATTATTGGAACAGATATGTATGTAGTTCCAGTAAGTTATTCTGAAGAAAAAGGAACTGTTGTAGTTTCTCATAGAGCTTATTTAAGAGCCTTAATTCCTAATAAGATTAAAGAAATACAAGAAGATATTTCAGTAGAAAGAACAGGCCATGTCACAGGTTCCGCAAAATATGGTGTCTTTGTAGAATTTGAAGGATGTTTAACGGGCATGATACATGTTAATGATTTAGATAAAGAAACTGCAAAATTACATAGAGAAAGAACGTTAGAACCGGGTTCTGAAATTAATTTTTATGTAAAAGAAGTTATTAACGAAAGAAAAATAACACTTGTACAGGGTTCTCCAGCTGAAAAGAAAATAGACCCATGGGAAGGTATTTCACAAAGATATAATAAAAAGACAGAAGTTATCGGAAAGGTAAAGTCTACTAAAGATTATGGTCTATTTGTTGAGGTTGAAGAAGGTGTAGTAGGTTTATTACATGTTTCAGAATTTCCAGATAATATCGACATTAAAGAAATATCTAAAGGCGCCGATATTACAGTTCAAATTATTAGAGTTGAAGAAGATACCAGAAAGGTATTTCTTAAATTATAATAAGGTTTATTATTAATTTTAAAAGCCCGGTCATTCCGCCGGGCTTTTTCACGTGAAAGAGTATCTAAGAGAGATATATAAACCAACTTAAGTTATATAATTACGTAAATGAACAACATCAATAACTCTAAAATATTGGAGAATGCTCTTATCGGGGTAGAATTTGAATTTTATTCTAACAAGTCCATAGACGATACCGCCAAAGAACTGGCTAGTCTTTTAGGTAAAAAGATTAGAGTAGAATCTAAGGCACATAGCGATTTTGAGGTTACTAGAGATGAGTTCAAAATAGAACCAGATATGAGTGGAGGTGAAAAGCTTATGGAACTTGTAACTGGTGCACAGCCATATCATTCAGGTAGAATGATGATTATCAAGGTATGTAAATGGATAGAAGAAAATGGATATACTAATGATAGAAGTTCTATTCATTTAAATCTTTCATTCGATACTAATAAAATAGAAAATAAACACAGAATTTCTAAAATGAATGTTCTTAAATTTATTTTAGATTTTAAAGAAAGTCAAGTATTCAAGTTTTTTCCTGAAAGAAAGGATTCAGCCTACGCTAAATCAATTAAATTTATTTTACCAAAATCTGACACTTATTTCTTTGATGGTTTAAATATTACACCTAGTAATTTTACTTTCCCTGATTCTAAATACTATGGAGTTAACTTTGAAAAAAGACACAAAAACTATTTAGAATTTAGATATTTGGGTGGTGCTGATTGGGAAAAGAAAACTTCTAAGATATTGCAAATGTTAGAGCTATTTATATCTCAATTATGGGATAGCACTTCATCAACTTCATTTACACCGTTAAATGCAATAGAGCTTAGAAAAATTCTTTCTAAAAATGAAAAAATTATAAAAAGTAGATCTAATTGGAGAAATATCGACAAGGGATGGAATGGAAAGGTAAAACTAACAGTTGATCTTAAAGACAATGAAAAAATAATAGATTTACATTGGCCTAATATTAGAGAAAGAGTTTTGACGCTTTTCACCCATGGTGAATTAAATGTTGGGCACATTAACTATGATTCTGACAACGGGACAATTCAAGTTGAGGGAGGTAATCTTCCTTATTGCGTGGATTTAAGAGGGTATGAATTTATTAGGTGCTTTCTCAGAGGAGAATTTACAGAATGTGATTTCTTTAGCTGTGATGTAAACGGATCAGATATTCATTCATCTAATTTTTATCAATCTACTCAGATAAATTCTTCTAAATTAGAAAGCTCATACGTTCACCAGACGTGTGTATTAAAAGATTGTTACATTTATGGCAATGGAATGATGAAAGGTAAAATGGAAGGTGGAATATTTAGAGATGGAAAATACGATAAGAGAACAGCGCAGTTTAGCACTGAAACAGAAAAAATACTTTATACAGAAGTTTAAAAATAATTAAAATAAAATGAGCGATAATATAATAGGTAATCAATCTGATTTAACGACTCCACCTTCATGGGATACGGAGTGTTTTAATAATTTTGTAAATGAATTAGCATCAGAAGTAACAGGGTCTTGTATGATTCCTATGAATCTTCCTAAATCAGAGGTTCAAAATATTGTTAAAAGAGCAAAGAAATGGTTTTATAAAAACTATGAATATTCTATGAAGGAAAACTTTATGGTTCTTCCTAAAGAATTATTTAACACAAACTACTTTAAAAATAAAAGAACATTTACTCTTCCTACAATGGACCCAATAACAGGAGGCGGAGAAGTATATTCAGTGTACGGCTGTTTTGAAACAGGATCTAAATATGCAGGTGGAACAGATATTAGATTTTCACAAGGTGATTTTGCGATCGAAAGAATGATGTATACTGGTATGTTTAATGGAGATAGTGTAGTAGATGCTGCAGAAAACCTACAATATTATGTAATTAATGAAAGCTTTTTTGACTTAGCTAGACAGATTTTAGAAAATCCAATAGGTTATCACTATAATCAATTAACCCATGAAATTAAATTTACAGGAGAAACTCCTAATAGGGATATTATATTGGAAGTATATGAAACTATTCCGGAATGTGCACTTTTTGAAGATGAGGCTTTTTTTAGATATTGCGCCGCAAAAATTAAAATTTCATTAGGTCAAAAGCTAAGTATATTTGGGTTTGCATTACCTGGAAATATTGAAGTTAATGCCGATGCAATTCAAGGCCTAGGTGAAGGAGAACTAGAGGCTGTGATTGAAGAAATAAAAACAGATGAGGGCACCGATTGGATGATGCACTCGTAATAGAATATATAGTTAAATGGAGTTTTATATAAAAGCAAAAGGTGATCCCGGATTTAATCCTTCTACGTTAGAAATTAATTCTGATTTAGCTAGATTAATGACACAGATAGAAACTGTTCTTTTTACAAGAAGAGGAGATGTTTTAGGTGAACCTGAATTTGGTGCAAATTTAGAAGATTACGTATACTCTTTAAGTTATAATGATTATTTACTTAAAAAGGTAGTTGCTGAACAAATTTATAAATATGTTCCCTTAGCTAGTAAATTTAACGTCACAGTAGATGTCGATTTCACAAAAGAAGTTGATAGACACATGGTGTTTGTAGACATAAGAATTGATAATAGATATCAACTAGGTGTCTATGTATAATAAAACTAAAATTAAAAATGGCAGATAATAAATTTTTATCGACATCCAGAATTAAAGCTGGTGAAATGATTGAAGACGTGAGATCCTATATTAGTAGGATATACGGGGAAGTACAAGGTGCTTTTACAACAGCTTCTCCCTTTTCGCAGATTCTAGATGTCATTTCAGAAATAGGAAGATTAATATTCTTCTATATTGAAGATTCTACAGTAGAGCAAAACATATTAACAGCACAAAACCCTGAATCCATTTATGGAATATCTAGGTTGGCTGGTCATGATGCATTTAGAGGAGCTGCCGCCGTTGGTGAAATAAAACTTAGATTAGGCGTTTCTAATTTAGACGATATCACTGGAGATGCATTAAATATTCCAGCAAATGCTACTATAGAATGTAAAGATAACGGTCTTAAATATACTCTAAGAACTAGTAACGATCAATTTAGATTAGAAAAATCAAATTCAAATTACATATATGCTCCCGTTGTTCAGGGTGAATATGAAACACAAAAGCTTACTTCAACTGGAGAATCTTTTCAATCTTTTAACGTAATTACAAAATCAATGGTAGATCATAGCGATGTTAGGGTAAAAGTTAACTCAGCACTTTGGACAAAATA